ATAATTCTTTCACCTTGAATTCTTCCAGTAAATCCGGCTTCTCCTAAAGCCCACTCTCTACCTTTTAAACCTTTAGCTTTACGTTCTTCTTTAGATAAAGAATAAATAGCCATAATTTGCTCGGCAGCATCTTCAGGACGACATCTATCATCCCAAATATAAGGGGTTGGAGGTGAACCTTGAATTGAACGATTTGATGGAAATACTGGATAAGCCCATTCACCGTGTTTTTTATATTTACCAGTATGATTAGAAGGAATTTCTAAAGATGGTGTAAACCATTCTCCATTTTCATCTTCAAATCTCATTTGATCTTGCATACCTCCTGTTACATTAGCAATAATAGGATTACCAGTTAAAATAGCTTCAGTTAAACTTAATCCCCAACCCTCATTAGATGTTAATAAAATTTGAGCGTCTGTAATATTATATAACAAACTCATTTCATAGTTGTTAAAAATTCTATTTGTAATAATAATATTATATTTTTCTTCATTTAAAAATAATTCCTGAATAGCTGATAAATCAGTTCCATGTTCATTTATTAATTCAGTATGGAGCACAAAACAACATTTTTTAGCTTTTTCTTCTGGGAGTTGATCTATAAAAAATTTATAAGCCAACATAGTGTCAGGAATTTGTTTACGACGAATATTTCGAGAATTAAAGAATAAAACAAAATCATATTCTTTACCTTCAAAAAATTGTTTTTTAAAAGTTTGTAAATTTTCCCAACTTGGATCCTCAGGAGTAATAGGATGCATAAGTTTTTCGTTTAGACCATGAGGTACATAACGGACGACTTTATTTTTAGCTTTTTCACCTAAAACAATATTATTAATATTTACTGTTTGTTTTGAAATACCCATTAATAAATCACAGGCCTCATAAAATGCTTTATTGTATAAAGGTGCAGGGTAATCATCCCAAATATTTAAATAGGTAATAGGAATATTTTTTCTAATTTCATTTTCAATAGAAAATAACCAAATAAAATAACGTGGATCCGTAATTAACATAATTGCATCTGGTTTTTCTAATTCAATAATTTGACGCAATACATCAGGCCCACCATAATCATTTACAGGATATAGGAAGACTGAAGAATCTGTTAATCCATTTGATTCATTAGTTGATTGAGATAAATCAAGGCGTTTTCCTGCTTCAGGATGGCTAATTGAACCAGCAATATTAACCCAATTAAAATGTTGGGAAGTATTCATTACTACTTCTCTACCTACAGTTGCCACTCCTGAATGAACTCTAATGTCATCGCAAATTAAAAGGATTTTCTTCCGCTGCTCAAGTGGCAGATATTCAAAACTATTATTCATGTAACTTTTTTAATTTGATTTTTAACTGTTAATTTCTAAATTTGTGTGATTATGTACTTTTTTCCTAAATTCTTCATCCGTAAGATACAAATGAATTGTACGATCGGCAAGTTTTTGTAGTGAAAATTTGTATTTTACACATGAAATTTTAAATTCGTCGAATAACTCACTTTGTACTTTTACAGAAGTAAGAGTCATATCTTTTTTACTCATAGCTTTTATTATTAATTGTTGTATATAAATATATTAGGATTCTATAAAAATGCACCTGCTAGGCATAGTTCTTTATTTCCTTTAAAAGGACAAAACCCACAATTCCATTTACTAGGATTAGTATCAAAATCTCCTTCTTTATGTTTCCCATCAGAATTAAATGTTTCTGTAATAAAATCATTTATTGCTTGTAATGCTCGATTTGTTTTAATTTTACCTGATGCTGGTTTAAAGAGTTGAATTCTAGGAATAATATAATCTTCACTTTCATAAAGTTTACGTTTAACAATAAAGAATTCAATATCTATATTTTCTTCTGGGAAGTTATATTGTTGGGAAAAATATTTTTTATAAAGAATTAATTGGAATTGTTTATCTTCGTTTTTCTTTTCTTTATCACCCCAACCACGAGTTGACGTTTTAATGTCTATAATTTTAATAGTGTTGGTTGGTTCGTGATACAACACAATATCTAAATAACCGCGATACAATACATTTTTATACGCAGGATTAGGCGTTATAAGCAATGGTAATTCACATTTCACCAGGTGCCATCCCTTTTTAGAAAAATACAGATTACGTTTTTTCTTAAAATATTTTAATATTTCTAATCCATCTTCAAAAAACTCTCTCATTTCAATTGAGTCTGAGAAGTGAATGTTTTTATTGTATTTATAGTCTTTTAAATAGTATTATCTAAAACGTTATTCAAAATAAT